GTATTAACTTTAGTGACCAAGTGACCGAACTGACCTTGAATGTTTTGAATGTCTACGGTGTAACCATTTGAACCACCGCTAGTTGTAGCAGTATGTCCAAGTGCCATTGTGTTGCCTAAGAAAGAGTTTCCACCTAACTTATTAAAGAACGACAGTACTCTACGTGAACACATAACAAGCTTCTGCCCGCTATTGCCTGATTCAGGTGAGAATACATCTTCCATTGCATCAATGAAATCATCGTAACTAGAATTAGCATAAGTAAAGGTCTTAATCTTACCATAATACTCAGTGTAAGGAATAATACCCCATGTTCTTCTTACTGGACCAGTTGTAGTAGAGTCATCTGCCCCTACTCCAAATAGCATAGCATGTTCTATATCCATCTTGTGTTCCATGAGCTTTGTCTGCCAAGTTCTTTGGTACTCATTTGAAACACCTCTGTAACGAGTTGCAAGTGAAGTTCCGCTAAAGAGAGAGATAGCATTCTTAAAAATTTGAGTGTATCCTTCTCTATCGTAGAACTCGTCCTTCCAACCTTCTGGATCAGTTGAACCTTCAGCAAACGCTGAACCAATTACTTGTCCTTTTGCATCAGCACGAATAATAATTTTTGCACCATTAGCAATAGGTGTAATTTCTCCAGAGTTTGAACCGTCTGGTGTATATACAAGCTTAACAAAAGTTGCATCTACTTCAGTATAAGCACCGTTAGCTGTTAAGTCTGGAGCAGCATTTATTTTATAATAAGCTTTAGCTGCGGTTTCGCTACCTACACCAGCATCTGAACCGTTAGCATCATATTCACAATCAATAACAATCATTTGATTCTCTAACAAGAATTTTGGCTGAGTAGCAGTTGTTACAACTCTTCCATATTCATCATAAAGACAGTCAAGTTGTAGGTTAGTTAAGTTGAAGTTTGCATCACTTCCACTATGTGCTGATGTTGTTTTTGCAGCCCTTGCTTCAAAATTTCGTCTTTGCCACTGATGACGCTGTTCTAAAAATTTAAAAACAGGATCATCTGTTGGCTTTTTTGCCACTTTAGACAAATATGTGAAGAAAGGAGACTGCTTTGGAGCGAGTTCAGCAACTCTGTCACCAAAGTTAAACATTCGTCTTGAATGATCAACACTGGAACTATTCATACCACCACCTGAGGTGATACTAAATACATTAGCCATTTTAGACTCCTAGTAGTTTCATTTTAATTAATTAAAAGGATTAGATTTATTATAATTATCAATCATACTATTCATGATACTATCTTCTAACGAATCCTTTGTTTGTCTATTTTGAGATGGCATTACTCCCATTGATGAAGGAACCTGTTGAGCTCTTTGTACCTGTTGAAAATCAGCAGATGGAGCAGGAGCTTGTGTTTGTGTTGCGATTCCTTTATCAGTTGAATATAATTTCCACAAGTTGTCTAAACTCAATGAGTTAGGGTCAGACATAACCCTTACAAAATCTTCAGCAGTTGTAGCGTCAACTTTATAGTTGTCCATTACCTGTTGCCTAACTGTCTGTAATTGTTGTGCCTGTTGTTGTTCAGCTTGTTGTCTTTGGATGTTGGCTTGTCTTTCGTCAGCCATCTTTACTCTTTCATCCTCTAACATAGCCATTTGATATTCAAATTGCATATTTTTGTAATCATCCATTTCATCTCGCCATGCTTGTTCTTGTCTAACAAACTTGGCACTTTCTGATTGAGGGTCAGATAAAGCTTCATCCATTGAAAAATTATATGGTCGTACTGGCTTCTCAGGTGGTTCTGGCATTTCAATTTCGGGTTCAGGTTCTGCTATCTGTTCTTGTTGCTGAGGTTGAACCATTTGTTGTTGCTGTTGCAGTTGTTGCATTAGCACTTCATTTTGATTCTTTAACTTATCAGCTTCAGATTGCCAGTATTGATACCTTACTTGATCATTGTCCTGAGGTTGTTGCGATGGTTCTTCAATAATTTGTTCCACTTCTTGAGCTTGTTGCTCTTCTTGTTGTGGTTCTTCACTCATACCAAAGGCATCTTCCATTCCTCGTATTCCACCACCTAGTATGACATCATCAATAACTTTAGAGCCCTCGTCGGCAGGTGCAGGTTGTGCTCCTTCGACTTCAGGGGTATCTAATAATTGTTCTTCTGCCATTGTAATCTCCTATTTTTTAGACTGCTTCTCATTGGGACTTGGAGAAGGTGAGTCTGTGTTTTTTGAAATGACATCAGCCATTTCTTTTTTTACTTGTCCCAAAGCGTCATCTAAACGCTTTTCAAAAAGAGTGCCAGACATTTTTGCTTTATTAGATGCAGCTTTTAAATCGCTCTTTGTTTTTTCTATCTCAGCCTTCATCTTAGCATGATATACCTCACGCTCTCTTGTTTGCAAGTCACCTTGCATTTGTTTAATGGTTTCAGTTGCTTGATTCAATGATTGTTGCAACTGTCCAATTAAATCTGTTCTTTCCATAACTCCTTGCATATCAAACACTTCAGTCTTTTTCAATACTTCTTGTTTGTCTATAATACCGTTTTTATATGCGTCCATATACATTTCAAGTTGTGCCATTCTATTCGTTGGTAATGTAGAACCAGTAACTACAACTACATCGTATTTACCAATAGTTATGTTATTTAAAATTTTTATTTCACCAGTTTTGTCATCAACCATTTTTTTATTTATAATATATTCAGTTAATGAATTATTTGGCTGTAACAGTCTTATCATCTTTTGACTAGTATATAATTCTTGAACTAGTGGTATAGCGATTTGTCCCATTCTGTTTAAGCCAGCTTCTATATCAGCTAATTTGCTTTTCATTTTACGTTGACCAAACTCATCTAAACTTACTGTAGCTTTATATGTATGTGGTGCAACTGCAGCATTACCCATAGTCATTTCGTATAAACCTAATTGATGGTCTATATCATTCTTTGCTGTATTTTCATTTGCATAAAGTTCATTCGGTAGGGGAGTTGGCATCACGGGGGTTGGCTGCCCTTGATCAAAATCAACCTCGATGGCTACTCCAGGCTGAGCCCATTTCTGCTCAAACTCCCTCATATCTACCGAACCTGATGGTATTAAAATCTTTGTATTGGTACTGGTAGTAGCATGGGCGATAATTAAACTTCTCGTTTTATTGATGTATTCTTGCATACCCTTGACCATACGAACATCTGACATTGGGTAAGGAGTGCGAGTATGCTGATTCATAAAGAACACTATTGGATATTTATCAATCGGGAGGACACGAGAGTAGAGTAATTTATCGCCCATAATAACACATTGCTTAATTCTTTTTGTTGGGACTATAACTACTTCTATTACACCTTGGTCAATAGCATCTTGAAACGTTATTTGTTCTATCTGAGGTTCTTGAGGTAAATCAACTCTTCCTTGAGCTCTTCCTTGTTCTACTTGTTGTTGATAAGCTAATTGAAGTTGTTGTATAGCAAATTGGGCTTTATCTTTATCTAGTATAATTTGACCTTCTATTAAAAAAGCTGGCTGTTGAACATATTGAGCATATTCATCTTCATTAAGTAAATCTTCATTGCCAGTATTTTTTTCAAATACTCTATAATGGTCTACCATTAATGGATAGTATCTTTCATAACCTCTTATGTATTCATCACTTTCACCAAACCCAACATAAGTTTGCACATCAGGTGTTTCTGGAAAAGTAGTTTCATTGTTATCTTCTCTTGAGGTTTGAGGTCTATCAGAAACAAAATTTTCTGTAGATGCATTCATTATTGCTTTTTCGTACATAGGATATAATGATGCTGCTTGGTCTTTTGTATACAATCTAGATATAATAATATTTTCAGCATCATCAGCAAAAGGGTGTCTAGAATTAGGGTCTATATAAATATCTAGTGGGTCTACGTCATGTATACAAACCTCTCCTTTACCCATATCCATCATGGGGTCTACATAAACAAGTGCTGCTCCCATGCCAGTTACATAATAATCATCAACTATTCTTCTAAGTACAGTGTTGCCCTCCGAAATTTGCCATATATATTCTAATAAACCATTCATGGCTTGAGCTACTCTGTTATCGCTATCTTCTCTTGGCGATACTCTAAACTGAGGTTTGTTTGCTGTGATTAATGCTTTTGCAGCTTCTACTGCAGGATGTATACGATTGACTACTAATGGAGCTTGACCTCTTTCTTCCAATATTCTTTTTTGGTCAGAAGTCCATTGTTTTCCTAATCTAAACTCTCTATCTTCTTGAGCATGACTTGCCCAGTTTTGTCTTTTTAAAGAATAAGTTTTAAAAACTTGTTGCGTTTCTTCAACTATCTTTTTAGGATTAGAGTGTTTTTTGTTAGAGTAAGCCATCTTTAAAAATTACCAATTACATAGTTAACCAGTCAAGGACTTTATTCCTTTTTATTTCAACCTTTCCTTTAGGGTCTAATTGCTTTATTCTACAAGCTCTTGAGCCTTCTAACGCTGTCCATACTGCATCCA